CTCCATGTCGTGCTTGAGCTCCACCATTTTCTTGCCCTTGGCGCGTTCGAACTCCGTGTTTCCGGAAACGCCGTTCGGGTCCGGATCCCGGATCCCAGCAACGACGCTGACCTCCTCGGCTTCGGTCGTGACCATGGGCGTGCGCCAGAGCTTTTGGAGCATGCCTTGCAGGCGTTCGCGATGTTCCGCGGCGTTTTCGAAGACCCCCGCGTCGACGCCTTCGGGCACACCGTCAGATCGGGCAGGGTCGTATGCGTCGACTTGCCAATCATACAGCATTGCGGTGGGCTTCTTCCCCTTCTTCACCGACGAGGTGAACGGGGTTTTCTTTGCATCGACCACCGCGATGATGTCGGCGAGGTCTTCGCGCTTGCCGACTTGAGTTGCTTCCATTGTTCCAGGCATAAGAGTGTTTTCTTTCGAAAGTTAAGGTTGAGTTTTATTCGCCTACCAAGATGCGCTCCAGGGCTTCGGCAGATCCGCCAGCCTCCAGAAGTGCATCGAGGGTGTTGTTTTTGCGCGTTGCAGCCGCGGCAGGCGGGCGGGCAGCGCTTGATTTGGGCACAGGTGGCGCCAACGGCACCTGTGTTTTGGGCATGGTGGCAGCCGGTGTGGCTTCGGTTTTCTTTGGTGCCAGCTTCTTGTCGGCGAGGTCTTTGAGCGCCCGCTTCCCAAGGGCAAACACAACGGCACGCAGAGTCACGTCGTCGCGTTTCGCGAACTCAGGATTATCGGCCAGCACGGCAATGATCTCCTTGTTCGCATCTGAGTCCTTTTCGAAGAATTCGGGCGCCAACTGTTGAGCCAGCTGTTCCCCTCTCGCGACTGACTGGATGAATGTTGAGCGCTTGCCACATTCGCGGACGAGTCGGCGGCAATCCCTGGCCAGAACCTTGACTTCGTCTGCGGTGAACTCCCGTGTGGTGCCATCGGCCAATGCGACTTGGCCTCCGTCCTCGTGACGTTCCGCCCACTCCTCCCAGAATTCGGCCTCGCTCTGAGTCTTTTGCAGCTCCTCAGCCGACCACACATTGGCGAGTGGATCGCTCGGAACCGCAGGACCGACAGCGGCCGGAGCTTGCGCTTTGCCATCGAGCATCTGGCGCAGGCGATTGTTCTCTTCCTCGCTGGCCTTTGTCCGGGCCGTCAGCTTGTCCACACGCTTGAGCAGCTTGCGGATCGTTTTGGGAACATCGGCTTCCGACACCTCCGTCTCTTCATTTTCGAGGTCGGCTTCCTCATCCGTCACCTGGGCGTCAACAACGTCTGTAGCTGCCGCCTCCTGTTCTGGCTGGGATTCCGTGACCTCATCCGAGTGAGGGGTCGCTGCTGCGGCTGGTTCAGGTGACAACACCCGAAGCTCCGGCAATTCATCCAAGAGCGTCGAGCTGATCGGTTCAGCCGCAGTTACATTTGTCGATTCATTCCCCATGGTTACTGTTCCCCCAAGAAGTCCGTTCGGCGCGTGGCGCCTGGACACTGCGCGATTTCGATCGCGTCGGATCCGATCAGCACGCCTTCGCGACCGGGTGACGACATCAGGTATCTCGCAGAGCAAAACCTCATGGGTCCGCTATGCCACGCCCTTGATCCCAAACCCAAGAAATCGATTTACAAGTGGATAGAAAAGGACACGAAAGGACAGAAAAGGACGCAAATTAGCGTTTCAATTCGTGCTACGGGCTCAAAAACCCGGTCACATTTCGTCGGGCTCTGGATCTGGCTCGCTGCGCAGTAGGGCAAGCCTGCGCGTTTCTTCGATGCAATCGCGCAGCGTTTGGAGGTGCGCCGCACCTCCGGCGAAGAACGCCATTTCCCGCGGCGCATTCACCGCTTCTACGGATTCGGTTTGTCGACGCGCATTCTCAATGCCCCGCGCGATGAGTTCGTTGATCGCAGCGATGATGGTGTTATCTGGATCTGCCGCCAGGGCATCCATGACAGCGGTGTCCGAGAGCCGACGCGACTCTCGAACGTGAACAAAGCCGAGCATGGCAGCCAGCCTGCGGCGCACGCGAATGATCCAATGCCGAATCATTGCACTCCCCCTGCGTTAGGCAGCGCAGCCGCGACACCGGTGCGACCGATTTGCGCGTTCTCCCGCTGCTGCAGTTGAAATTGGAATGCCTTCATCCGACGTCCCACCATTTCGAGGAGCAACGGGCGCGATCGTAGCATTTCCTGCACCTCAGGGTTCTTTGCGATGACGCCTTGCAGCGTTTGAAGGCGCAAGTTGTAGTTCATTGCCCCGCGGGAGTCTGGAAGCGCGGGCTCGTGCCCCGCGACCATAAGCGCCCAGGCATTGAGCTCTTCGTCAACCTCCCGCTTCGTCGCGGTTTCGGGATCCGACATGGATTCATCCGCAAGCCAAGGATCAATCGACTGGAACATCCGGGTCACAAACTTGTTCATGTCGATCGCCCCCATGCGATCATTAGGCAAAACAAACGTGTTGAGGAGTTCGAGCTTCTCCTTGAGCGCCTCCGCATTGAGGTCCCGAGCGTCGAATTCGATCATTAGATCGAATTGACCTTGAATCTCTTTGCGCGAGATACGGAACGGCTGGGCAGCTGACCCGGCCACGCGAACGATCACATCCTCAGGTACGAACTGCTGCATCAGCTGAAGACTCTGCACGCATGCCATTTGCATTTCGATGAGCCAACCGTCGACGCAATGCTGGGAGAACAACTGAGTTCGCTGCTGGGAATTGTGATCGCTCATGATCCCGAAGTATCGGTCGACGCTCCGTTCCGTCGATCTTTCGACTTCGATGCTCGTTCCATCAAATGGTGGAGGCTGCATCCAGGTGAAACTCTCATTCCTTCTTCCGGGCCACTGCGCACCGGGTCCAAAACTTAGATCTCGGGGCCCACGACCTGGAGGCACGATGACGGGCGGGACCGTTGCGATATCCGATTTGTCGATCCGAGCGTCCCGCTGCCGCTTGATGTCGCGTTGCCACGGATCAGCGATCTCTGCGATCCCCCGGCTCTCAAGAATGGATCGACTGGCGTGCTCACGGACATGCGCCACGTAAGGGTACAAGCCGTGATCGTATGGCATCCGCATTTTCTTCCCAACGGAATCCTTAACCGAAGGGTGGAAGACCTCGCACCACACATCGACAAGATTGTTCTCGTCGGTAACGCGGTGGTAGCAGTGGAAAATCTCGATCATGTTCTTCTCCTCGAGCAAAAACCCATGGAGGCTTCGACTCCTCTCGCTCGCAATCCAGCGCCAACGCCCACCCACGAGCATGCTTCCGCGGTGTTCAATCACTTCGTCCACCCACTCCTCATCGTACCCAGCGGTCTTGATGCGATTTCTAAGCTCGGATTCGGTGAGCAGCTCCCGGTGCATGATCCACCGGGCACGTTGGATATCATCCGTGTTACACGGGAAGAACACATCCACAAACGGAAGCAGGGCCGTCCAGCGTGGCGTGCCGCCGAAGATCTCAGGCATGGGAACCGTGGTCGTCTCCGACTCCCGCAACTCCGACAGCATGCGCCTCGCCCGCTGCACCGTGACAAGTTCTCCCAGTTGCCGGAGCAAGGCAATGACCGCCTCTTCGTGTGCGGGATCATGAATCTCCTGCCGGATTTGCGTTAAGAGCAGAGTCGCGGACTCGGGGTTGAGCGGTCGGCCGGCCGCCATGAGCTCGGCGAGGTCCGCCAGAGTGAGCGGGAGGTCAGAGAGTCGCAGCTCCTGATCCCACATGATCGACATGATCGAGCACCCGTAGTGCTGACGCCAACGAGCGGCGAGTTCGGTCTCGCGATGGATCACCTGGCGCATACGACTCCACAGCATCCATTTCAGGATCGTGGTCACCTTCTGCCCCCAGCCCAAGTCCGTGCTCTCAATGCCAACCGCGGAAATACGGGACCGACGAAACGAGGCACACATCATCATCATCTGCTCATTGACCACTTCGTCAACCGTGCGCACCCGCGTGTCGCTGGCTCCCTCCCATGGGAACGGGTCGTAGCCCAGAGCGGTCTTGTGTTTTCGAGCGTCGGTTGTCTGGCCCGGCCATTGGCAATAGAGACTGTCATACGCCCGTTCCATCTCGGCGTACTTCCACTCCGCGTCGTTGATCGCTTCGCTTAATTCAGCAGTTAGCACTTCAATGGAAGCACCTTTTGACTGCCGTTCGATGTTTTGTTCCTCGTTCATGTTCCCTCGTTTTCAGACCCCAGCGAGCTTTTCGATGACGTCACGTTTGATTTGATCTCGCGAATAGTACGGTCGCGAACCACCGCCGCGTAAAGCGGGACACTTTTTGATTACGCCGGATTCCACCATGCGCCGGCACTCTTTCTCCGTAATGCCGTATCCGGCGAGCCATTGGACAACGCACCCAAAGCGTAGGAATGGCTTTGGCCTCAGACATTCAGATTCAGACATAAATTCCTCCAGCTTTTCCGGACATGGATCCGGGAGTTACAAAGCACGGTTTGGACATGACCAGATAACGCAGGCAGTCGATGGGATCCTTGCAGGCTCCATGCTGCCCGTCCTCGTTGGTCCATTCCTGCAGGGCGAATATGAGGTTCTGACAGTCTTTGGAAACAAACAGCGAAGGCTCATTTGTGGCGCTAATAGGCTGGTCGCGACGGTAATCCAACCGGCTATTAACGAGTTGGATCCCTTCGTCCAGGTGTTCACCCGGCGCCGGTTCGAACAGGAGGCCTGCGTCCTCACACTCCTCGAGGAGGGTAACGACCACCTCCCTCCCCATTGTCTTCGTGGCCCCGTATCGACTATCCATCAGCCTCTCAAAAATCTCCTCACCCGCGGTGCCTTCCGGTTTTTCAAGTCTGTGGATCTCATCTTTGTAGCGGTTGATGCTAAATCCCCAAGACATCTGCGCTGGCCCCTGATCGCCGTCCGCACGCGCACCTGACTGTGCCCATGGACCAGGCCACCCCACGCCGGGGATGTAGATGTTTTCGCACGGCCACTCCCGGTAAATGAACAGCCGATCACGGACGTCGACCAGTGCCCAAAGCATAAACCAATTTCGTCCAGAACACGGGTCCACGATGTGGATGCGCGTTCCATCGGTCGGAATATCCGAGGGTCGAACAACGTGCACCGATGGTTTGAAGTTGGGAAACTGGACCCTCGAACCGCGCGACGGAACGCCGTACGCCCGCATTAGCGTGCTCTCACGGGATTTGCCTTTTTGTTCAACCACCATGCCGGGGTAGTTTCCAAATGGGTTGTCCTCGGTATGAAAGTAAATCACGATAGCTTTCTCAATCTTTGGCTGCTGAACGCGAGGCACCAACTCCGGTTTGCCATC